AAATACTGTCTAAACAGAATGGTGAAAGCCATTTCACCACATGAAAACAATCGAGTCTTTGCAGCAGCAATCTTGTCTAATGATCTTCTCTCATCCTTCAAAGTATCACACCACACTGTGCCAGGACGAATCCCAGCTTTACACTTGTCAAGGAGCTCATCGTACTTTGCACGCAACTCGACATTATCAAGCACATATTCATCTTCTCCGAGCCAATGAGTTTTACCTTTTCCCTTCTTCTCCCAACCATAGCCAGGTGAAGTGGAACGCTTAATTGGCGGGTAACAATCATCACCCTCAATTCCGGTTATTGCCTGCTCATAAGTTAGAATAATCTGATCGCGATCTGAACTCCCAATCATCTGAAAGAAGTCGTTTGCACACTCCTCTAGAATCTGGAGATCCAAAGGGGGTGAAACAGGACTTGCCTTCATTCGTGCATTTCGCATTGGATCAACGAATTGCCCATCAATGTGCACAGGCTTCAGGACCGCCGGTGCCATAGTAGGCACTTGAATTACACCATGAACCGGCGATGGCAAGATCTTAGTCTCTGTACCCTGGAACAATCGTTTAGAATCAGTTCCAACAGGGTAGAAATTGCCCTCAATTCGAGGAACACAACTCCACATATTTCGCCCGTTCATACAAGTATTGACCTCAAGTTGGAGACCCTCATTTCCCAACGTGGGTGGGCTCATCGTGGCCTCTGCATTTGCACAAACAAGGTTTCTCTCCAAGTATTGTAAGAAGTTCCGTGTCACCGGTGTACCGTATCCCTGGTAATGTGGATCACTAAGACCCGCACAATGGATTCCGAAAATTTTGTTATGGAAGTTCTTATCGAATGCGACAAGAACCGCACCACAATCCCCACTCACGGTTTGGATGTTGTACTTAAACAGTGTTCTGACCTTAACCGGGTCATCTCCTCTGCCGATGACAAATTGAGAATCGTCAGCCATGGAATCACTACCAAAATACTGACGAACCATAATTTTAGGGTCAGGAATGTACCCGATCACTGAAATCTGTTGGAGCTGCTTGAAGCGACCAAAGTCAAATGTGTCCATGAATTTTGACGTAATATCGACATGTTGATGTACCAATCGAGGCAACTCAATCATGCAAACATCACGAAATCCAAACGCTGAATTATCATCATCCGGAACATAATACATTGGACAGTCAGCGAGTGGAAACTCAATTCCATCCTGGAAATTACCATTCCTAATTCTCCAACGTGACTCAGAATCAACGCGCGACAACACATGACGATTCATAATCGCGAGTCGTCCCTTAACAATGAGGATGTTGACTGCATGCTCCCATTTCTCATTAAGGAAACATTCCAATTTGTACATGTTGCGATACACAACATTAACGACCTCGGCCGCATTCTGATCCACACATGCCTGCTCACACAGACGCTGCTGTGACTCAATTCCGAGTCGAGCATACCAAGTCGGGTCACATGCATAACAATAGTCCCTAAGATTGCCATGGCCGCCGGCACAGGCATTATCGCACACCTGGCAGTAACCAGAAGCAACACCATGAGGGAGACACGGTGAAGATGAAAACCATCCTTCAGTCTTAATGGTCGGACGACCCTTCGTCACATCTGAATAAAATTCAGATGTCACGGGAACCGCTGGGCCCTTAGACGCCTTTTCACCTACTCTCTGCTCAGCAATTGTTCTATTAGGTTTCCCTTTAGTTACATCTGTAGCATAAGATTCAGCTATTCGCACGGCCTTTTGCGAGTTGGTCCTGTCGGTATCATACTTCTCATTGGTCAATGTTTGAATCTTCTTAAAGATCTTTTTATACATGAAACTGGCCACCAATCCAAAAATGATGGTAGCACCAGTTGCATACAAGGCCAATCGAGTGGGGGTAATGCCAAACTTAGATTGAACATACTCCTCACATCTTTGTGTCCCCTGAGCAATTCTCTTTCTCAACTGGTCAATACGCGAACTAACTGCGCATCGTGCACACACTTTTGATAAGGGAACATCAAATCGACACTGAAAGGCCTTCTCTGCCTGAACGAACAGATTCAGATAGACCTCATCTGTCTGCATCTCGTCATCAACGTAAAAGAATGCCGATTCAACTGACTCAATACAATTTGCAAACGCCTCTCGCTGATAAGGTGGAACAAAGTAGCAATCACTCCTGCCAATACCAGCAAGACGGCTCTTATCCTCATCACTCACTGCTCCAAGAAAAACAGGGAGAATTCGCCCTTTTACATCCTTCAATGACACATGAACATCAGGTGTGAAAAATCGCTTCACATCCTGAAGACCAAACTGTGGGTCCAATAAACATGTATCAGGGTCAAAATCACCACGAACGGGTGGTTGCCACTCACCGTCCTTTGATCGCTCAATAGCGTCAACGATGTAATGCTCCAAATGTTCGTGAAACGACTCAAACGAACTAATCGACCTCTTCATCACATCGACACATCTCCTGGCAATTTCCTCAAAACTAAGACCAATCTCCAAAGGTGTATCGTTAGGACAGTCCTTGTCAATGATGTCAAACAAAAGACATCCAAAGATCGCAGATTTACCATACTTTGCAATGGCATTATCTACTTTCTTACTATCCAGAATCTGAACTGGTTCACCATCCTGAATATCAGTCTTAGCGAAGCGTGGGTGGGGTCGCTGACGAATTTTGAGATTTACACGCCTAATAACAGCTTCCGGATTGGTCAGAGACTCGACAGCAAACCGAGAACGATTAGAAGTCCACAAGACCACCTTTGAATTAAAGGTGGTGTTGCGCTTCTCTGACAACTCTGCCATATTCAACTGCCAAAAAGCAGTATTAGACATATGAATTGCCTCAAGAAACTCTGGGTTTGGTGCCGCCGGGGTGTCTTTCAACGCCCCAAAGTCATCACAAACAGTCACATTAATACCATTATTGTAGCCATCCCAGAATTTACCGCCTGGGCGTTTGAAATAGGTCTTCTCATGAAGATCAGACGCCTTCGTCACTCCAAGGGCAGCCTGCAATTCTGCAATAAGCGCCCAGAGTGTAGTAGACTTACCAACACCCGAATTACCAAAGAAATGAATAATAGCAGGCGCAACCCGTGGTTTGGTTTGGCCCGCACCACAATTACCTGCTGTCTCACGAGCTCGTGTTAGGAACATAATACACTGCGTAACCGCTGTACGTTCCTGCATCGGAACCTTGAGGAGGTCCAACAGACGAAGAATGTTCAAACCACGGGTCAGAAGTGATTCAACAGTTTGCTTCATCACCTCATTACCTTTAATGGTATTCTCAAAATCAGGAATCATCAGTGAATTAACCTCTGTAATCCAATTATTAATGTTCTTCCACTCATCCATGTCTTTCTTCTCAAATCCAAATACACGGTGGGAAACAGTATCCCAAATCGTAGTGAAACAGGACTCTCCAACTTTAGCGACCTCATCATAAGAACGAATAATTCCGCTAGTCTTAGCAAATCGGTTGAATGTTGTGTCAAATTTTTCTCCTCCAGGTAAATACCCCAATAGGGTAACCACCAGGAGGGTGGAGGCAGCTCCTCCCACTATACGAATTAGAGCCGTAGCATCAAGACCCTTTGAAAGAATCTGCTCATGGAAATTTGCCTGTCCAGCAAGTCGAATCAACTCACCATCAGTAGGTTCACCAATGTGCAGAAACTTCTCATTCGACCATTTACGGACTAAATTAGTTTTCC